AGTCAGGTAGCAGACTTGACTCAAGGAGACATGGATGTGCAGGCTTTCGGCGTAGAGATCTCCGATATGCCTTTTGCAGTAGACGTAGAGATGATTTGCGACTGGATCTGGGAAAGAAACAAGATGATTCCCAAAATAGACAGCAATGAGAGGGAAAGATTAGTCCAGGGAACAGCTGGATGGAAGATATATTATGATGAGGAGGCTATGAAAGGTAAGGGACTCATCACCATAGAACCCTGTGGAATCGAGACCATGTTCCCAGACCCCAAGATAACCGACCCCCAGAAGATACAAGAAGGAGACTTCTTCATCCATACGCAAATTAGGCCCTTGAGCTTCTTTAGAAGGACCTTTGGAGAGCGCGGGAAACGGGTTAAGGCTGAGGGTGGCTTCCAATATTATGACTATCGAGTTTTAGAGAAGTTAGACATAAGCGATGAGGTCATTAATGACCAGGCTATTTTGTATGAGTACTGGGAAAAAGATGATGACTTGAACTTGAGGCTTATATACTGTACACAAGATGAATTGCTGTACGACAGTAAGTGGGATACCGAGGGAAGCTACTTCGACCACGGACTATATCCTTTCGTCATTGTGCCATGCTACAAATGTAAAGGTAGAATTTGGGGCAAAGGCGACGTAGAGCAATTAATACCTGTACAGAACACGATTGATGACCTGGATGACCAGATAATCTCAAATGCTAGGTGTACGGCGAATAACCAGACCGTAATAAGCAAACAGTCGGGGATAAACCCGAAAACTTGGACTAATCAGCCTGGTCTAAAAATACCAGCCACAGACATACATGGGTATAAGCAAGTGATACCTCCACCTATGCCGTTATATGTGCTAAGTCGGAGGGAAAAAGCTTTTGAGGAAGCAGAGCTTGTGTCTGGTAGACCTGATGTGCTGGAAGGCAGACGGGGTGGGTCTCTGAGAGCTGCATCTGCTATAATCGCGTTGCAAGAGGCTGGTCAGCGGAGAGGTAATCATAAGGCTTTGATGCTGTCTGAGGGGCTGGCTCAGGTCTTTGAGCTGGTGATAGCGAATATCAAGGAGTTCATGACTGAGGAACAAGCGTTCAAGATAACTAATAACGATAAGACTGAGTATAAGTGGTTCAGAGGCAGCACATTACGAGATATTCCTGTGCTTATACCTATGGATGGCGCTGAAGAAGGTGTTCAAGAGCCTACTGGGAATGAGGAA